GACAACATATGTGTGTCGACTGAACCATACAGAGATCATGAATACTATAATCAACGATCCAGCCTACAACAGAGTTTTTGGTGGGAAATTCTTGGTGAAAGAACGACCGAACACCGAAAACCACTAATTAAACTCAACAAGAATGAAGAAATAGCGGCTGTAGGTTTATTGTCACAAGTAAAAGAAACGTACAAAAAGGAAAAGACCATAGTAATACAACCATTTGGAAGAAGCAGTCAAATGGGTCCAGGATTGGTATTTGATGCAAGCAGTAGAAGTTTAGAACAGGCCACTTTTACCGACCTTGTTGGAGATTTAAGCAAAGACTACAATATAATTTATATGGGCGAACATAAACTACAGGTTGTTAATCTTCCAATTTTTCAACCAGAAGAACAAATACCGTTGCGTGTTTGGGCGGCTGTTATTGAATCATCTGATTATTTTATTGGATGTGACAGTGTAGGACAACATTTAGCCTATGCTTTTGATAAACCGGGCACTGTGATCTGTGGCAGTACATTTCCGATCAATATAACATATCCTGACCATTTTAATATTGTCGAAAAGCAAAACACTGTTAGACACTACAGTCCGATTAGAATTGCAGGATTTGCTGCTGAAGAAGCAGATAGACTTAATGACACCATAATGGATTTTAGCAAAGATGAATTAAAATCCATAATTATCAGTATTAGAGAACATATTAAAAAAACTACAAAGGGTTAACATGTGGCTATTAGGCATAAACATTGGACATAACGGCAGTGCAGCATTATTTCATGATAAAGAATTAATTTTTTACATTGAAGAAGATCGTCTCAGCAGACTGAAATATGATGGAAATCCCTACCTTGGTATGGAAATGGCATTCAATTATACCGATCATGTAGATTTTTTAATCTTGTGCGGTACAAGAAATGCATTTGGAAAAATGCCGTGGACCGGTGAAGATCCGTATACCTGTTATGCAAGAAAAAAACAACCCAAACACAAACTTGAGACTATTAAACTAGCCGACGACCACCATCTAACACATGCACTGACTGCGTTTTATAATTCTGGATTCGATGATGCAGCCGCCTTGATTATAGATGGTGCTGGTAGTGGTTGCAGGATTGAGGAGGGAGTGGTGCAACAAGAAACATGGGAAGTTGAATCAATCTGGTCAATGTCATATCCTGCGATATTTGAATGTCAATATAAAAATTATGGCACCAATGTTGTTGATAGTTTCAATGTTGAAGAAGATGGGTTCCCTATAGAAATATCAGACGGACACGGAATTGTAAAAAGTTATGAAGCTGTAACACAATTTTTAGGATTTCATGCGATAGAAGCTGGAAAAACTATGGGGTTGGCACCTTACGGTAGTGCCAACGACAGTATCAAAATACACGAGGGTCGATTTAACAATAGATCGTTTATAAAACCTAAGTTTCCAGCCGGAAATGTATTGAGAACAGATTTATATCCAGAACTACGAGAATTAGAAAAAAACACAGAGTGGCACAACGACCCCGATAAAATTTCTCAGTATCACAAAGACATTTCGTATGCTGTGCAGAAGTCTGCAGAAGAACGAGTGTTTAACTTGATCCGAAAAACCATAGAGATGACTGGCAAAAAACAAATTGTAATTGCTGGCGGATTTGGATTAAATTGTGTAGCTAACTATGAATACCTAAAAGAATTTCCAAATATCGAATTTTATCATGAACCGGTGAGTCATGATGGAGGCAACACGATGGGAGTGTGTCAATACATTTACCGTTCAGTTACCGAAGATTCCGAAAAATCTCCGCTGACCAGTTTATATTTGGGGCCTGATAGATCAGTATCCTATGAAAACACATTTGACGGCTTTTGTGTCGAGGATACGTCTGCTGCAGATGTAGCAAAACTGTTGGTCGACCAAGAGATTGTTTGTTTATATCAGGGTCGCAGTGAAGCCGGTCCGCGAGCATTAGGCAACCGCAGCATATTATTTGACCCCACAGTGGTAAATGGCAAAGATATTGTCAACGAAGTAAAACGTCGTGAATGGTTTAGACCTTTTGCCGGCACCGTGATGGCTGAACATGCAACTGAGTGGTTTGATTTCCGTTCAAGAACAGATAGTCCATTCATGATGTATGCTGTAGATGTATTAGCGGAAAAGCGCGATATTATTCCGGCTATCACTCACGTCGATGGTACCTGCAGAATTCAAACAGTGACCAGTGAACAAAATCCACACTACTATGAATTGATCAGCGAGTTTAACAAAATTAAGAATGTGCCTATCTTGTTTAATACTAGTTTTAACCTAGCAGGAGATCCGTTGGTTGAAACTGTAGCAGAAGCATTAGATACTTTGAAAAAATCTGATCTCAAATATCTTTGGTTGCCTGAAATTGGCAAATTGCTCACTAAGCAATCATGATTCTAGACTATGCCAGCGGCATACATCCGGATAGTGGAAAAAATCCTATCGTAGATCAAGACATCGTCTCAGTGCCTTTTTGGACCGAAGAATTTTGCCAGCAACTGATTGCAGTGGCCGATTTTTATGACAATCGATTCAAATCGCATGAACAAAAAAACATAGATTCCAGTGATCTTAGCTATGACGCACTTTACTTTTCACAAATCAATCAATTTTTGTTTGAGGATTTTACCAGACATTATAAAAAAGATATAATTCCAATCATTAATAAAATTTGGCCTTTCACTAGAATTTCTGGTTGGCAAAGCCCGTTCATACTAAAATATTCTACAACAGGAAAAAAAAGTTTAGCTCCACATCACGATCTCAGCGAAGTATCTATGAATATTAAGTTAAATGTAAATTATCAAGGCGGCGAACTGGCATTTCCTCGCCAGGGCATCGATAATCAAAACACACCTGCAGGATATATGCTACTGTGGCCGTCTACGGTTACACATTATCATCAAGCCAATCGTATCAGTAATGGCGTGAAATACTCTGTGACTGGGTGGACTTGGCCGTCAGGTGCTAAAGAATGGCATGGTATAAAAAATGTCTAAATGCTATTGGCAAATGCTAATAGACTATCAAATTCTTTTACTTTTATCTGGTGAGTTAACTCAAAAGCCTTGGTTTTGGTTTCGCTATTCTTGGACTTGATTAAAATCGGAGTAGTTTTAATTTTAGTAGCAGCCTTGATATCTGTGACATCTGATCCGATGTAATATGTTTCGTTCCATTTTATCATACCCTCGTTCTGAGCTCGTTCAAACATGCCAATGTTGGGTTTTACAAAAGGATCGTTCTTGTCAGTGCTAGGTGCGTAATAGGCGTTTTTGATACGCCCTCCTAATTTTTCTATTCCATCTTTTGTGGCTGCTAATATATTTTCAAAATCTTGAATCTCTAAATTTTTGGTTTTATTAGTAGGCTGCCCGGAAATAATTAAAAAATCGTAACCCTTGTTCGATAAGATTTTTATTGCAGTTTCTACACCTTCTGCTAATTGAAGTTGATCACCAGGAGTGAACGGTTTAGAATTATCAAAAAAAACTCCAAACAATGTAATTCCTAATACTTTTCTGTTGGCCTGAATAGCCCAAATGTCTCGCATATAATCACTGTATCGACCCATAATAACCTCTATTTTAAACTACTTAGCAGTAGCGAACGAATCAACTTAAATTTCTGGAAACTTGTTTAAGCTAGAGCATAAATACTATACCTATGTCAAACTCTAACTTTTTTAAAACCCTCAGGGTAGATCCCAAAGAAACTGAATATCTTGATCGACAAACTGCATCAAATGGTGATATCGCCTATGACAAGCAGGTAAAAACTCTACGAGTGTTTGATGGAACAACCAAGGGCGGTGCAGCTCTATCTCGAGCAGATTTAGCCAACGTTTCAGAAACAGACTTTGTCAGCCTAGCCACAAGCTCTGGACTGTTTGGTCCGAATATTCACATACATAATACTGTTGTAAACAGCAACTCTATATCAGGCGACAAAGACTATGTAACATTTACAGTGGGTACAAATGATATCACAGCATTGTATCTAACAAAGTATGTAGGCGTTGACCTAAAAGCATTCTTTGCCATTCAACAAGGCACAGCATGGACTGCTGGTCAAGATGTAAATCAAATGTTAATCTACGGACATCTTGGTCCATGGGACCCATCGCTTGCTGTTGGAAGTAACGTATTAGCCGGCAACCCATTGCATCCCGGGGCTGTCACATTGGCAGCAAACACTACATATACTGTGTGGATTCAGCAAACTGGGTCAAACATTACAGAATATGCCCTTAGCACAAATCCTTATTGGGTACCGGCAACCGCAGATCTTCCTGCAGACTATTCGAGTGATCCAGCAACTCCAACTATCCTGTATCAAGACGGAGCAGGCACTGGTACTGGCGGAGTGTCAGTAGAAGACAGTGTGCCTACTACTACAGATTCAGGCAGCTTATGGTTAGATACAAACACTGGCATATTATATGTTTATTACGACGACGGTACTTCCGGACAATGGATCCAACCAACGTTTCCTTATCCCGATGTTACAAACCTAGCCACTATTTCATCTCTATCAGCTGTAGCAACTTCTGGCAATTACAATGATCTAGTCAATGCTCCATCCCAATTTACGTTAAGTGTAGCTGCTGATGATTCTACGCAGATATCTATTTCTTCGGGAGAAACAATACAATTTATAGGAGCAGGTGGATTAACCACTACCGCCGACGACGACGGAACGATCACTATAACAGGTGGCGCAACTACAGGTAACGTTACATTTTCAACAACAACTATAGATTCCATCGATTCATCTGCTATAATCTTTACTCCTGCTGTGGTCATGCAATCGGATCTCACAGTAGAGAACGAGTTAACAGTCAGCAATTTGTTGACTACTGCGTCTCTCACTGTAGCTAATCTACTGTTAACAGGTAATCTAACAACGCAGGGATCAGGCACCCCTGAAATTGTTTCAGATAATGAAATATTACTAACGGCAGGTACCCGTGTGCAAATAACTTCAAGTCCTATAAAACTAGCATCTTTCTCTTCGGCAGCGCGAGACCTACTCACTGCATCCAATGGTGATATGATTTATAACACAACAACCAACAAGTTTCAAGGCAGAGCTGGTGGCGCTTGGGTAGATTTACATTAACGTTGTTATGGAAAAATATTATCAATTAGGCACACATACCGAAGCAGAATGGGATGAATTAAATGCTGAACTAACTGCGGCAGGTCATGTCAACCAATCTGTTCCTGTTCGAGAAATAGAATGTGTAGATGATCAATTGCATAGCCCTACTCGCGGCACATATCTGTTAACTGATGCAGAAGCAGATGAATTAAGAAACGATCCTAGAATACGATTCATCAATATTGATTACAAAAGGTACGATGAATTTACACCACCACCTGACGAACTGCATTCAGTAAGACCAGATTTAGTAAACAGATACACTGCTGCGGTAAAAAATTACAGAGAATTTGAAGCTTCCAACACACTAGCTGCAACACCTAATACCTCAGACGTCAACAGAACCGGATATCAGCTTTATAGATGCACACAAAAATTAGATCCCTGGGTAGATACTGCGCTGGCAGACAATGCAGTGGTCAATACCAACATCCCACAATACGGGACAGGCAAGCACGTAGATGTTATAGTTGCAGATGACGGCACCTGGATCGGCCATCCAGAATTTCAAAGCAATGCTGTGTCCGATTCTAGTCCGTTCGCAGCTGTGCCAAAGCCCAGCGGCTATGTTGGCGGCAATGTCTTACCAGGCAGCGGCACCTGTGATCTATTAGATCTAGTTCTAGACGCTCCATATTATTTAGATCCTGATTGGTTCAATGCTAATCCTGCGACAAGATTAATCACCAGATGGGACGGCACTACGGTTCCTGTGGAATCGGTAGCAAGATCGTGGTGGTCAAACAGCGCCCTGCGCAGCGCACAGTTTGCCAATGCAGGCACAGTGAGTGTTTCTGCTTCGTATACTAGGGCAAACTGTAATGGCACCAACGCTGCATTATCTAGTGAAGGCGACCACGGAACTTGTTGTGCTGCACTAACCTATGGAAGAACACAAGGATGGGCATATAACTCTAATAAATGGGTATTGGATCTCTACGGCGCTTACGGTACGAATATAGAACAGGGATTTGATATTCAAAAAATATTTCATCAATTAAAACCTGTAAATCCTTTGTACGGAACCAAGAATCCTACTATCATGTCCAACAGTTGGGGGTTTCGAGCCAACAAAGATCCCGGCGGTTTAACGTATTATTACACTCATAGATCAACAAGCAACACTGCCTACACCACCGAAGTAGGAATAAATTGGTTGAGTCATATGGGCACCCAAGGTGACGACGGCCGCTGGAAATCAGAAATGAAAACCAATTCATTGACCACAGCGCAAGATGAATTGATTGATGCGGGAGTAATTTTTGTTGTGGCAGCTGGAAATTCAAATCAAAAACAGGTCAACTACGGGCATCCTGATTTTAACAATTTTATTACCACTACCAACGGAGGAAGTCTAGCCAATTCTACATTCAATGAGTTTGGATATGCGGTATTTGGCACAACGAATAGAAGAGGATTTCCGCAACAAGGTGGAAAATATACCAAGGCAGACGGCTCTATAGATTACAAAACCATCAACATAGGTGCCCTTGATGACGATTTTAAAACTTCAAAAGAGGCCAAAGTTAGTTACAGCGATAGAGGAAACGCTATAGACGTATATGCTCCTGCAGATGGCACCTTGGCAGCAAATAGAGGATATGGCACAAACTGGCCAAGACCAGATACCTATGCTGCTCTCAGCTACAATTCCGGAAATACCACTGATGCTTCCTTTAGCGGTACCAGTGCTGCCTGTCCTGTGGCTGCAGGTTTTTTAGCCACGGTGTTAGAGTGGAACAGAGACTGGACCTGGGTAGAAATCAAAACATGGTTGCAAACCCTAGAAACACAAGACGCTGCTAATTTTTACTTCGGCACAGAATCAACTACTACTAATACAGCTAATTGGCTGGACTATGAGAGTCTCGAAGGAGGCGATGCTCGAGTGCTTTATCAGGGACCGTTTGATGCTAGATTCAGGTCTGGACCAAGAATACTATCATCGGAATCATCGGGATTTATTATAAGAGGTCTTCGAATTAGGAACCGATAAATATGTTATTAGGATAAAACATGCCATTAAATTTTCCAGGTTCTCCTGCAGTCAACCAAGTTTATACCGAAGGTCAAAAATCTTGGCGATTTACCGGCTCTGCATGGAATTTAATTACCAGTGGATTTGATTTTTCTACTGCCCCTAGTTTCACCAATATAGCTGTAGCTGGACAATCTACCATAGTAGCAGACACTGCGACGGATACCCTTACCCTAGTGGGCGGAGCCGGAATCACAATTACCACCAATTCAGGCACAGATACAGTGACAATTAATTCAACTGTGTCTGGTATAGGATCTTTAACATTTGTAGGAACTACTGTAGATAGTGCAGACAGCTCCGCGATCACATTTATACCTGCAGTTGCCTTTAACAGTAATGTGGTAGTAGGCAATGAAATAGTTTTTGCAGACGGTACAACACAGGCCACAAGCGCGGTAGGTGTTCCTGGGCCGCAGGGGCCGCAGGGGCCGCAAGGGCTTTCAGGAGCTGGATCAGGCGACGTGCTAAGTTCAGGTGGCGGATATGTAGACAACCGGATCGTTCGTTATGATGGCGCAACAGGTACAATAATACAGGTCAGTAGTGCTAGTGTATCAGATGCAGGATTATTAACTGCTATCAGCTTCAGCGGTGACGGTAGTTTGATTACTGCATTGAACGCTACCGAACTAACTTCGGGCACCGTACCAAATGCATGTTTTCCAGCCACACTGCCAGCGGCCAGTGGTGCTAACCTCACAGCACTTAATGCCACACAATTGACTTCGGGTACTGTACCTGTGCTGAGATTGGGAGCTTCTGGTACTAGAGATGCTACTACCTATCTCAGAGGAGATAATACTTGGGCCACAGTTTCTGGTGGCTCAGCATCAGACAGCTTTGCTACTATAGCGGTAGCAGGGCAGAGTAATGTGGCGGCCGATTCAGCCACAGACACTCTTACGCTAGCAGCCGGTACAGGTATCTCAATTACTACTAACGCCGGCACAGATACCGTGACTATAACCAGTACAGTTTCAGCAGGCGCTACTGCATTTACTGGTTTAAGTGACGCAGCGGGATTGACCGTGGATAGATTTTATCTTCCAGCAATCACCATGTTGGATGTCACTGCCTATGGTATATCGGCCTACAGATTCGATCAGTATGGAACCGCAGACGACCCTACCATATACGCCATCAATGGCACTACTATTGCATTTAATTTGGCAGGAGTTACCAGCCCCAGTCACCCATTCTTAATTCAAACCAGTGGCGGCTCAAATTACGACACTGGCTTGGTGCATGTCAGCACCGCAGGTGTAGTGACTACAGGATCGGCAGCTCAAGGAAAAAACTCAGGAACACTGTATTGGAAGATTCCCGACTCTATATCAGGCAATTACAGATATCAGTGTCAATCACATGGTCTTATGTTTGGAACTATAACCATCAAGAACTTCAGTGCTATCTAATTAAGATAGTTCTAGCCTATATTTTTAAGTTTAGTGTCCAACTTTTGTCTAATAGACAAAATATTTTGTCTCATGTCCGAGCCCATAGAAGGTATCTGTTTAGTAATAACCATTTCAATGTGCATACTGTCTAGTTTTTTAACTTCGGCAACTAGTTTGTTCAACAGTCCGTTGGCTTCTTGTTTAAATTCGCCTTCTGGAATTTGTTGAATTTTATCTAGATACCGTTGGTAGTCTTGTTGAAATCTATTAGATTTCTGTAATAGGTTTGACATTTTCTAACTCCATGATAGTTTCGATTTTAATTCTAATCACTTGATTGTTCAGCGTGGTTTTCAACCCCAAGTGGAGTTGTTTGGGAAGGTCGTCGAGATCGGCCCAGCACACAGTCTTCACAGCAGAGTTCAAAAACTCTTGATTCACCACACACACATAGGTACCGTATTCAAACCCTCGGTCCTCTGACAGATATAATTCAATAGGTAGAATCCTACCGGTAGTATACTCGTCTAGCAGATTTTCAGCATCTTCCAATAAAGGTCCCGATCTTACGAAGGTGGGCACAGTCCATCGTTGATCCTCGAGAATCAGCAGAATTCTACCTGTGGTTTTAGCTAAAAATAATAGTCCGGCACGCTGTTGCATCTGTGTACTTAGTGTCAGATCAACCTAAAGTTCCAACGTCCTGGCGCATACTCACCTTCAAAGGCCTTGAGCCATTGTTCCCCATCCCACTTGTATTTGATACCTGTACGTATGTTTTGGATATAGGTCGCTGTGAAATCTTGGCCGGCAACAGCAGCATCCTGTAAAGTATTATCATCGGGATCCCATATTGTAGACCAGGTAGCTCCAGCCCATTCTATAATTGAGTTTGCTTTGATTATAGGGTCGGTACCATCTTGGTTTTCCCACGACGAGTCGTTGTTACTGGGGTCTCTCCATGCCTGGGGCCCGCGATAAGGTATGTTAGTGCTGTCTGCGGGATTGCTTGGGTATTCGATGAATCCTCCACGATTAGCACTATTGTTGACATCCTCTAACATGAGGAATCGTAAGCCTACAGGTATCGCTGCGTAACTGCCATATACTTCTAATGGATTGTACTTATAGGGATCGATAATAGCATCTACGGTACCTCTAGTTTCTATCGCGCTTTCAATATCAGTGTTGGCAGGATAAGTATCCGGATCCAGAGTCACCGATAACACAGTCCTATCTAAAGGATTGATCACAAATGTACCAACGATTTCACTGTCATCCTCTTTGAGAAAAAACACATCGCTGCCTGCAACATATCCGCCTTGTACTTCTAGGATACGATCCCATTCTATAGGTTCACCATTTTTATATTCTTGAGCATCTAGTCCCAATGAGAGAACTGCTGCGTCAGGATTGACCAGTGTGAGATCATACTGATTATCTGTAAGATTGCCTGTGTTGGATTTGAACAGCAGCACACGATATCTATTAGTGGTTGTGGCAAATGCACCTTTTGCACGATTATATACTAAGCTTTCTAGATCCACTATATCGCCGCTATCCATAAACACGTTTGAAACAATAGTCTGTACGATACCTAATTTTTTCACTTTAGCAGGAGCAGTGATATAGATTGGAATCTCAAAATCTAAAGTGCAGACATCTATTTCACTTTCTGCACCGGCAGGAATAGTTCTGGCAGTAAAGTTAGTGCCGGTAAGATACAGTGTGCTAAGACTGGTCCAGTCTAGATAGTTGTCTGTGGTCTGCAGTTCCAAACTGGGATTAAACAATACCAAAATCTGTTCTAATAACTGCAGTTTTTGATCTGTGTTTGAAGTCCATATGTCTGCTTTCATGGTCATCTTGAAAGGTGTTGGTGCCAGTCTTTCTACTGTATAGTTGCCGCCCTGCGCATTTTGATATTCTCTAGTTCCCGAAGCATCTGTGAATCTACGTTCCCTTACATGAACCTTAGAAACAAATGTAGGATCACTGAGCCGCGATGTATCCATTTCTAGAGCACTGATATAACAGCTGATCTTGGGCACTGACGGCATTTTATTTTCTGAATTTTCTTTGATTATGGCAGCTACCTGGCGGGTCATGTCACCGTAGCTCACAGGCACACTGATCTCATCACCATTGCCTGCCTTGTATTTGAAACCTATGAACACACGCATGAACTGCGTGACATAGCGCCTTATTTGCCCGTCATAGAAAAAATCCATTATTCGTCCGCCTGTGGTCTAAGTGCCTTGGTGAGGCTTTGTTTTTCTTCTGTCTCATGTCCATCTATAGTAGTAACTGTAGTATTATTCACAAATGTGGCCTTTTGTGTCTGACGAATATCTTTGCCAGCATAGGTGCCACCTGCAGCCACATCACTGGCTCCGAGATTGTTCATGGTCATACGCACATTGTCTTCAAATTTAGTCCAACGTCTGCCATCAAATCTAAACAGTCTGTTGGGTAGATAATCGGTCCTAAGAGCAAACTGTCCTACAGTAGGATTGATAGGAAATGCAATACCTGCAGCTAAATTCACTGCAGTAAATGGAGCACCGTTAGGTGGCAGGCCATCTTTGGTTAGATATCCATTATAGCCATCTCCGTCTGCAGGCATTAACACTGAGCTAGCAGTCTGTCCTGCGTAGATAGGATTGCCGTCCGTATCAAGCAACGGTGTGCCATTTATGTCAGTGGCCTGCGTCTCAGTATCCACAGTTACAGCAGTGGCATCCACAGAAGTTAATTCTGCCGTACCATCTTCTGCTCTCTGCAAGGTGTAGAACTTGCCGGTGTCATATCCACTCTTAGGAGCATCTGCTTCTGCTTGATTTAAAACAGCCGAAGTGATCTGCATTTCTTTGTTATAGGTTGATATGATATCTTTCAGCGTGTCAGCAATCATATAGTAGGGATTATTTAATGAACCTGGCGGTGCTATTCCAGTGACTTCTTGAGTTACTTGATATTTCTTGCCGTCTGTTCCTGTAACAATATCTCCAGGATAGTATGTGATGTCAGCATTGTAGGCGCCTCGGTCTGAGTCTGTGTTGGCGATACCGTCTAGGATCTGCTTGTATTCTTGGCTGTCTACCAATGGTTTGCATTTGGCTCTGTACAGATGTGGATACCATGTCACAGAAAATCCTTCTGCAGCCCTAGAAACTTCTTCTATAACATAGAATCTTTTCAGCGCATACTGCAGATCATTCAGAGCATACTCGTCAGTGAGATGCGGCAGTTCTATCACATCACCTGCTATGATTTTACGACCGATTTTTTCCACAGTGTCTGTGATGTGGAAGGTGATAAAAATAGTGTCGTTCTGTAGAAACAGTCCAAATTGACTGAGATTGAAATCTATGTCTGAAAGATTGTACACCCCGCGCAGCAGATAAACGTCTGGATCATATTTACGATCACGATTTTCTAAGAACAATAGATCCTGTATGTTAAAAGGATCGTCTGTATTGTATGTGGGCGTAGAAGGTGTGTTACCCTGTACCGCAGCATCGGGCCCAAGATATTTGTGCACCAGCACATCCGTGCCGCCAACCTGGAACATTTCCCAAACGGTATTATTGATAAATTTATAATCATTGCCTTTTTGAGGCCGGTAGAGACTGAGTCTTGGCATAGTCATATATTTACCGCTGCGATAAATACTATCATGAGCACAACTGATCAAGCAAAACAACAGGTTTTCGACTACTGTAAGGCCATGCTGGGCGACGGCATGATCGACATAGAACTAGACCCTATACACTACGAAACAGCACTTAACCGCAGCCTAGCGGTATTTCGACAGCGCAGCGACAACGCCGTAGAGGAAAGCTATTGTTTTCTAACACTAACCGAAAGCGTCAACGAATATATCCTGCCTAAAGAAATACAACAGGTTCGTCAGATATTCCGTCGTTCAGTGGGATCTAGAACTGGCAACGGTACTGGGGGCACAGTATTCGAACCATTTAACTTGGCCTACTCTAATACCTATCTGCTAAGTTCTACCAACATGGGCGGATTAGCCACATATGAATTATTCTCACAATATCAGGAACTGGTAGGTAAGATGTTTGGGTCTTTTATAAACTTCACATGGCATCCGCAGAGCCATAAATTGATCATACATCAAAGACCTAGGGGTGAAGAGTCAGTGATGCTACAGGTCTATAACACCAAACCAGACTTTGCCATCATAGATGACGTGTATTCTGGACAGTGGATCAAGGACTATACCTTGGCCAACTGCAAGATGATGCTGGGCCAGGCTCGCGAAAAATTCGCACAGATAGCAGGACCACAGGGCGGATCAGGTCTCAACGGTGCTGCCATGAAAACTGAAGCTACTGCAGAAATGGAAAAACTAGTGGATGATCTAATGAAACTAGTGCCCGGCGGCAGTGGTTATTCTTTCGTAATTGGCTAAAAACTCTTGACTCCGTGATTGATCTATAGTATACTGTCTTTGTAAGGAGACATTTATGATTATAGGGGTATGTGGTTTTATTGGCAGCGGCAAGGACACAGTCGCAGACTATCTAGTTAACTTTCACGAATTTAGACGAGAATCATTTGCCAGCACACTGAAAGATGCGGTAGCAGCAGTATTTGGTTGGGACAGAACCATGCTGGAAGGTCGTACCAAAGCCGCACGTGAATGGCGAGAGCAGGTGGATCCGTGGTGGGCCAAACGACTGGACATGCCTACACTGACTCCTCGATGGGTCCTGCAATATTGGGGCACAGAAGTCTGTAGAAAATCCTTCCATGATGACATATGGATAGCCAGCCTAGAAAACAAACTACGAAATTCACAGGATCATGTGGTAATCTCAGACTGTCGTTTTCCTAATGAAATTACCAGTATACGTAATGCAGGTGGCAGAATCATCTGGGTACAACGTGGTCCATTGCCTGAGTGGTATGATACTGCCGTGGCAGCTAATCAAGGCTATAATTGGGCACACCAAGATCTCAAAATGAGA